TATCATTGCTGATAATATGACGTTTAGTGTAATCCAGTGAATATTTGAAGTAATTTGCTATGTCCTGTTCATCCCAAAGTTGACATTCAATTGGAATAATTGGCTTTGCTTCGATTTGCTTCATTAATTTCAGAAGCATTTTTTCGATAAGCGAGTCTACACTTACGGTCATACATTGGCTCCTTGTAATTTTTCAAACGTTGTTATCCATTCCTGACGGTTAAAGCTTTTTTCTGGTGTTCCCGGGTAAATTCCCCTAATGAAATAGCCAACTTCAGTTTGAGATTTTTGATAAGCCTGTGCCACGATATTAATATATTCGCAAGACATAGCTTTTACTGTTTCATAAGCTTCTTGTGCAATTGGGTGATCAGGTTGTACAAGTTCCATATTCATTCCTACCAAGGCAAATCATTTGTAAAATCAGAATTTGAACGTTGGAATAGTTCATAGTCGATCGCTTTTAAAAGGTATTGATCCTCTGATTTTCGAGCTAAAAACGTGAGGGCATGCATATCAAGATCTGCAATAGCTGAACCTTTGTATTTCCCATAGAAAATATGGGTAGGGATTCTGGCCTTCTCTGAAAAGAGGTACAGTTCTTGAAAACTTTTAATGTTTTTTTCCTGAACAATAGTGTGTAAAAGTGCGTAGGTAGTTTTGCAATCATTCAATGCAGAATGTGCACTTTTCAGTCCGCGTCTAGTCGATTTACGGTCACGGCTTATGTGATATGCCAGTGCTGTTAAGTTGTGGGCTTCCAATGTTGGCCAAAGGTAGCGAGCCATAGCTAAAGTACAAATAGGTTTTATGCCTGTTATATCTGCACCAGCTCTTTTTACTGCCTCGATGTCATAATCAATATTATGACCGATCAAGTATTGGATATTTTCTTTTGGCCATTTAAATGTTTTGAATGATGGACACTTTGCAAGATCTTCATCAACAATATGATGGACGGCCATCGCACCAAGTGAAATAGGTTCACTTGGCTTATAACGTTTTGTGAAATCAAACATGGTTGGAATGATCAGAATATCTGCTGAGATTTGGGGAAAAACCACTTCTATTGCAGCAGCTTCAATAATGTCACCATGTAATTTATGAGTTTCAGTATCAAAAATTAGAGCTGTCATAATTATTCCTTAAACCGGGTTTGCTTGTGGCAAGCTATCGAGCGATTGAAAAGTAATGGCTCTAACTTCAGTTACGTAACGGTCTTGATTGTTTTGGTCAGTCCATTTCCGTGTATGTAATGACCCTTCGATATAAACTTTTGAACCTTTTTTAAGAAATTGGCAGGCAATTTCTCCTAGTCTGTTGTGGGCAACAATACGATGCCACTCTGTATTTTCAATCCAGTCACCAGTTCGTTTGTCCTGGTATTTTTCTGAAGTGGCAATTGAAAACTGAGCATAGGAGCCACCGTTTTGAAACTGTTTAGGAATTGGATTGGCACCAAGCACACCGACCAATATCACTTTGTTTATTCCGCGCATGGTTTTTGCTCCTGATTTAATTCACAACGGCACTTACCTAAACGGAAATATTCAATTGGTCCTGGTGCATCAATTGGAGAAAATTCACCACGTAAGAACGTGTATTGTTTGCCTTTAGACTTTATTTTGAACTCGTCACCATTAATATTAAGAATTTTCCCTACAAAAGCCCGTTGGTTTACACTTACCATGCCATTACCAATAGGTTTATGGGTTTCAACCATACAATTAACTTCATCACCAACTTGAAATGAGTCAAAGTCGGGAAGAATAAGACCACCACATTTGCATTGATATTTAGACATGATTTATCCCTCCTGAGCTTCTTTACGTTTTTCAGCAATGCATTCTTCTAAGTGCTGAATACATCGTTGCTTAGAATTAAAGGGCCCTTGCCAACATTCATTGAAATGGATATCCCACTCAACTAAACCATGCTCTTCAATACGGTCAATTTGAACAGTTCCAAAGAATGGAACATTATGGGCGAACCACTGCTGATTATTGTCCGTACCAAATTTGATTTTGGAGTTCTGTGCTGACACTTCAGCTTTATAAACATCTTCAGCATGTTTAATAAGATTTGCTACAGGTGTGCCTTTCATGAACCATGTTTGGTCAATCATGCAGTCATTTTGAAGCTTTAAATTTTCTATCTGCTCTTGATAGGCCTTTAATTGATTTTCTTTGTATTCCCAGCATGCATGTGCCAAAAATGCATCACGATCTTCAAGTAAACCATTTTTATCTACTGTGAAATCTGCATTTTCTTCGCCTACTAACTCTATGTAATATTCTTTGAACTTTGGATCTACTGAATATTTCATGATTAGTCCTCCATTACTGCTGGTGAGACTTCAAATGCATCATCATTGATGTAATCTTCGAAATATAATTTTGTGATTTCGAAACATTCAGGATCCCAGCCTTCCTCATTAAAAATTGAGTTAATTCCGTATCTATTGCCAACCCCAACCCAATCTTTACCAGCATGGCAAGCTGTGTGCACCATTGGACCAATCAGCTTTAAAATTACTGCGACAATATCGCCATTATTGTCTTCAAGCCTTTCTTGATGGTTAGACCAAAACTTATTGTGTTCATGAAGTGCTTCATCAGTACATTTAATGATGATCTTGAACACAAGCTCACAGGTCTCTCCATGATCATCTTTCAAACTCACGTTAAAAATGCGCGGATCACACTTTAAATGTGCAGGAATTTCCGCTTGTTTGGTTTCTACGTTAGAATCGTTTTGCATAATTGCGCTCTCATGTGATTGTGTGACACATACAGAAGTTGCCGCTTTTGTATGTGTGCTTAAATAATTAGCCAGCTTTAAAAAGTAGGCTTTGTAATTTGATGACCTTATTTTTTAGTTCATCGTATTTTTCCCAATTTAAATTTGCCCGAATTATTCGAAGTACTTCTTTTGCCTCCTTTCTTGCAGTTCTTGTTGCGCTGTATTCCAAAGAACAAATACAGGCTTGAACTTGGTTAATTGCCTCATCAATATTTCGTTGGTCATCTTTGAGTTGATGAGTAACGTCCTGACCTGGATCCCAGGTACAAAGGTATTGCTCCTTGAAACTCCCTGGTCCGATTTCCTTGTCAATAAATGGCAGTGCATTAAGATCTAAGTCATCCCACACATTTGATTTCATGCTTGTGGTGCTCCATAGTTTGGATTTGAAAAAATCCAACATTTCACTGTTCTACGTCTGTCCGACATTTCATTGTCAGCATTCAGATTTTTAGCAGCATCAGTTGGATAGCGGCTTGAGCTAACAGCTCGGTTAGATTCGATAAATTTGAACTTTTGTGATGTCTTCAGTAAGTTTTTCATCAACGTAATTTCGGGAAGTTTCTGGTACTGTTGGGCAGCAACTTTGTAGACTTCATTTAAATTGATGGCGATAGTCTGAGCATCGTTGTCATGATGATTAAGACTGAATGGTGCAGATCGACCACTTTGCAGGTATTCAAATGCTTCCCAGAACTGTTCAACTTCCTGACAGTCTCCGTTGAGTTGGTCCACACGCTGTTGAGCCATTTCCATTAGCATTTCTTGGGCTAGAGCTACTTCTTCATAGTCGAGATAACCATTCAGTACGTGTTCAGCTATAGCCTCAATCAGTGCTGCAATTTGGGCATGGCAAAGGGCAATACGGGTATGTGTAATGCCTACACCGTGATATTGATCTTCTAGGCTTTTTAGACGTTCCTGGTAAGTAGTAAGGATCTCATTTTCTTTACGTAGGCAATGGGTCATGTAAGTACATGCTTCTTCTAGTTCTATACGGTCCAAAGCATCCACGATACGTTTAGTTTCTAGTGATTGTCCTTTGCGGTCGAAAGACAAGTGGAGAGTACGTGTCAAAATTGCTTCAGAGGCTGCAATTGCACTGTTTTGTGAAATCATAATGGCACCACGGAAAGGTGGTTCATACGTTTCATTACCAGCGGTTTTTAGGCCCTTCGAGCGAATTGCTCGACCGTTAAAAGCATCTTTGAGTTCGTCCCAACTAAACTTTGCTTGTTTGACGCTATTGCCTTGTGCATCGTTACGGTCACCTTCAATCAACACAACTGGAAGGTTGGAGATTTGGGCAAAGTTACGGTAAATCGCCACGTTGGTAGATTTATTTGCATCAAAGCCTTCGTATTCTTTACGACCGCTTAATTTCCATAAAAACTCAATTAAACGCGATTTACCGGCACCAGCTTGGCCAATAATTTCAATGAAAGGGTATGAGCTGTGTATAGAGCGAATTTGCTCGGCAAAATATGTACCGGTCCACCAGGCGAGGGCAATTAGCCCTTTACTACCACGTACCCGGTAAAAGTCTTTCCACCAAAACGGTTTAAATTCTTTTTTCGGGTTTAATGTAATGACAGGGGACTTCGCTAAGCTCTTGAGTTCAAGACGCTTAATTTTGAAGTAATCATGTTCATTAATGGGGATAACTTGCCCTTTATGCACAGCATGTTTTGGGAAAATGTAAGTTTCATATTCACTTGAATAGCCTATGTAATCGGTAGTTTTAACTTCTTTTAAACGTTCCGTTTTACGCTTCATAAAAAATTCAAGCTGTTGATCAGTACCAGTCCACATTGCACCAGCCATGACTTCCATAGTTGCATCTTTGAATTTGCTACGACTACCGATTTGGCTTGGGGTAAATTGAGTTTTCTTTTCTGCCCATTGACTCTGTACGTTGAAGTAATACCACGCTTCGCCTGTAACCTCATTACGTTCAAAATAAAGGGGATCAATTTGAGCGTTACAGATCTCAGTGACAGCTGCACAGTCACGTAAAGCTTGCTCACGCTTCTGTTGATCGAGAAGTGCATCAAAACTTGGATCTTCTTCAATCTGATTCATACGCTTGGCGTATTTGTCGTAATCCAGGTTGAACCAATACAGACGGAAATTGTGATTAAAGAAAAAAGTTTTGGTTCGGCCTTCTTTGAAGTTGTAGATCAGTAAGCCAGCTTGTTCAGCTGTTTCTGCAATCAGTAGTTCACCGTAATGACGATATTTGGCACGTTCTTCACTGTGTAGTAAGTCGTGCATAAATAGGTCATTCCAATCAAGGTTTTTACCTTTGACCTGGTGAGGTGGTAGAGCAGCTGAAGAAGCCCATTTTTCCTGAAGTGCACGTAGGTGAAATTTTTTAATTGCATCCTTGCCAGCTTTGTCATTGTCGAATGCCCAGATCAGACGTGGCTTGTCTTTTTTTAGTTCATGGCACCGGTCTGCAATCTGTTTAAGTAATACAGTTGGGTAATTACCAGTAGACATGGTGGCAATAGCTGGTTGGCCAGATTGGATTAATGCAATGGCATTAAAAATGCCTTCAGTAATCCAGAAGGAAGGGGCGTTGCAAAGATCATCCAGATTTACTGTAGACCAAGATAATCCTTCGTATTTGCCAATAAAGTTCGCTTTTTGACGTCCAAAACATTCTGGACGGTCGATAAAACGTTCCCAATAAATTCCTTCAGCTAATTTGAAACGGACGGTACCGGTATAAAGGCCAGGATATTTTAGTTCATTGCTGAAAGTATCTTGTGTATATAAGCCTTTTAAAGGGGCAATATCAAAGCCACGGCCATGACGTAAATAAGCATCGGCAGCAGCATGAGGGTTTACTTCAGTTTTAGGAAACTCTTTAGACCAATCTTTGAATAAGTCTTCACAAATATCTTTGACGTGCTCTTCATAACCACAGTTATTTAAACGGCTACATTTCACCACACGAGGCTTAATCGCATGGGTATAGCATTCTTTCTTGCTGCACTGTGGGCAGATGCCTTGTCTGTACCATTCTCCAACTCTTTTGAATTTGAAGATTTGGTTAAGACGGTCATCTATGCGTCTTGATATATCTGACATTTAACACCACACGATTGAAAATTGATAACTGTTTGAGATTGTGAATATTTTGTTTGTCTTTGTAGCTTTTTATGCAGACAAAATTGACTTTGATTACAATCGCTCATCCGTTTCTGACTGGGCTAATTCCGGGCAGTGTTTGAGCATAAATTCACGGATGTAAACAGCAGGTTGTTTGTCGTTGTCAAAAGCAACTTTACGAAGGATTTTTAGCTGGTCAGCGGTCCAACGAACCATAGTTCCTTCAGTGTGACGTTGTTTAGTTTGATCATTTGACTTGTTCATGCGAAAATCACCATAAATCGTTACTTAGTAACTTAGTAATCATAATTTAGTACTATTTATGGTGATTATCAAGTGCTTTTTTAGGAAAAAGTATGAAAAATGATGATTTGTCGACGCGCGGTAGTCGGCTTCGTGATGAGCGGAAACGCTTAGGGTTTAATAATCAGGAAGATCTTGCTGATATTTTGAACGTTAAAAAGAACTCAGTTGTCCGTTATGAAAAGCACAATGCAGCCTTAGATACTGATCAATTAGATCTGCTCGAGGACCACGGCTTTAATATTCCTTATATTCTTTGGGGAAGAGTTGAATTGAATAGCAGTGACCTAGAAGAGAATGAATCGAAGCTCATCCAATTGTATCGTCAAACACGTGAAGAAATGCGCCCTGGTTTAGTTTCCTTAGTTGAAACTTATGCCAATCAATTTAAATAAATAATATAAGAAAACTAAAACCCGGCCTAAGCCGGGTTTTTTAATCATTTGGTGTGTACAGCGCGGTTTATATGGACCACTTGGTGATGAATCATATTGATGATTGCCGAAAATTCTTTTTCTTTTAAGGTGTCATCAACTTTCATTTTTGTCATTGCCAGTAGAAAGTTTTCAAGATTATCTAGTGGATATTCAATTTCTTCCAGTATATCTTCAGCCGTCATTTTTTTATGGCCATTTATATCGAGTGTTGAGTGCATTTCTCCCCCTGTCTATTGATAACAAGCGTATTTTGTTAGATTTTTTCCAAAATGGGTAGGGTTATGCGACAGGGCGTGACGCATAACCGATTATTAACTTCTAGACCTTGGTCGAATGCCTTTGTTTAATTCGATTAAATAATCGAACTTTTACAGGAAATAATGTCTTTAGTACCAAACTTGGGAACATTTGGTGGCGATTCTTACTTTTAATAAGAATATTGGCCATTCGGTAAACATATTTCAAATGCGCTGGTAATTGGGCTTCAGCTTGTAAATTGTTTAGCTCAATATAGCCCTTCTTGATCTGTATGATTAAGTACAGTTGTTCAATGATATTTTTCATGCTCACACTCCCCAGAACAGTAATGAGAAAGTGAAGCCAGCAGCACTGGCAAATATGGCAGTGTCGAAAAGGTTCTTCAGTAGCTTTTTACGTTTGAATTGACGTTGGCGTTGGTGGTAAGCATCCAAGTCATAAATTGGAGTGTGTTCTAAAACAGAATTTTGAGTGTGCGAATGCGTAGCAGTAAATGTTTTCATTTGCTGATTCCTTTTGTCAAGCTTTAAACCTGACACCATCACTTCCTACGGTAATGGTGACAGACTGAACAGGGGTAGGAAATACCGCGACAAAAGAAACGGCCAGCCATAAGGCTGCCCTGCCCAGCCTGCCAAAAAGCAGCAAAGCTGAATTTTACGCAAAAAAAATAGCCCATGACGGACTTTTTGCGTCTTTTGTCAAAAATATTTCAGGTTCCTACGCCTGACCATAGATTTTGCTATGGTGAAATTAGAGTATCTTAGTTACTATAAAAACGTCAAGACTTTATAAGATATAAAAAAAGCCCCGTAGGGCTTTTTTATTTAATACATAATTTTGAACCATCTTCTATAAGTGGTGCTATATTCATCTTAAATTTAGCACCTAAATTCTCAGCTTCTTTTGTTATATCAAAAATAGTTCGATAGTCATTTTGAGCACTGCCATTCACGCCATATTTATTTCCATCAGGATCTGTAAATACTATTCGTGAAGGAGGTTCACAAGTTAGGGTACCTTTATTAACCACTAGTGGCCACTTGTCTTTGTACTGATCCGCTGACACTTCTTGCTTCTTTAATTCAGGTTCACTAGTGCATGCTGTTAAAGAAATTAAGGTTAATAAAGAGATGATTTTTTTCATGATTTGTAATTAACTTTGTGATGTGAGTAGTAACTATCATAAGATGTAAATAATAAGAATGAAATAAAAAGAGGGCGGTATGTGTGCGAACTATGAACCCATTTCAAAAGACCGTGTTCACCTTTTAGATTTGTTTGAACCTACTTTTGAATATAGCAATGACATTTATCCTGGTGCAGATTGTCCGCTTTTATTCTCAAATGAAGGTAATGTTGAGTGGCGACAAGTAAAGTTTGGTCTAGTCCCTACTTGGGCCAAAGATTTAAAAATTTGCCGTAAAACTTATAATGCCCGGACCGAAACAGTACATGAAAAACCAAGTTTCCGTCATGCCTGGAAGAATAGCCAGTTTGCATTAATACCAGTTGATACGATTTACGAGCCAAAATACATCGATGGCAAAGCACATTGGTACGGGATCTACCGTAAAGATGGTATGCCTTTTACTGTTGCAGCACTTTATGAAAATGCGAAAGTAGAAGGGCACCAAGTACGCTCAATGACCATGCTCACCATCAATGCTGATCATCATCCGTTTATGTCTCAGTTCCACGCACCAACTGACGAAAAACGTTCAATTATCGTGATTCCAGATAGCCTAAGAAATGATTGGCTCAACTGTAAAAATACTGAAGCAAGAGATTTTTTCTTAGATATGGAACCTGACGAATACCTAGCACAACCTAAGGAAGAGTTGAAGAAATTCCGATCAAATGCTTAGTTGTGTGCGTCAAATTATGACTTGTTATTGATTCTGCATGATTTTTAAAATTTGTTAAAAAATCAGTTAATAAACTATCATCTTGATTGTGTAACGAAATCAAGGTGATCTTATGAGCAATACCGAACCATCCATCATTAAAATTAGCCCTCATCTCAAGCAATGCAATGCTTTGAGCGAGGTTGACTATATTGAAAAAGTAACTCCTTTTACTAAGTTTTCAATTCCCTTGGCTATAGAAAAGGTTGCAGCTGGCTTTCCGTCCCCGGCACAAGATTATGTAGATAAAAATATAGATATGAATGAGCACTTAATTAAAAATGAGTGTGCAACATTCGTGGTCCGGGTAGCTTCTCAATCGATGTTAAATGCAGGAATAGATATTGATGACGAACTGATTGTCGACCGTAGCCTTGAAGCAAAGCATAACGATATTGTAATAGCTTTAGTGGATAACGAATTTACCGTAAAGCGTTTGATGATAGACGCGGATGAACGCTGGTTAAAAGCTGAAAATCCAGAATTTTGCGATATCCATTTAAAGGATGGCCAAGAACTTTTTATCTGGGGTGTAGTGACTTTCATTTTAAAAAATACAAGAAAAAGTAAATGAAGCACGAAAACAAAGTGTTTGCTCTGGTTGACGTAAATAACTGTTATGTCAGTTGTGAACGTGTATTCAATCCTGAATTGATTGATAAGCCGGTTATTGTCTTATCAAACAATGATGGCTGTGCTGTCGCCAGATCCAACGAAGCAAAAAAGCTTGGTATTAAAATGGGAGTGCCGTTGTTTCAAATTAAAGATATTGTTCAGCAGAATAACGTTATAGTGCTTTCAAGCAATTACACGCTATACGCTGAAATGTCTCGACGTTTCCATAAAGTTTTAGGCACTTATGTGACCGAGTCAGAACAAGAAATTTACTCGATTGATGAATGCTTTTTAGATCTAACTGATTACTACGAAAACTTTAACCTATCCAGCTATGCACAAGACATGAGAATAACAATTTTAAAGTGGATAGGTTTACCTTGCTGTGTGGGGATTGGCAGCAGTAAAACTGAAGCAAAAATTGCAAATCACATTGCAAAGAAATATCCGGCATTTAATAGCGTATGCAATTTGGTGGATATGGATCTTTGTAATAAAGAAGCCTTTTTTTCTGAAATTGATGTTACGGAAGTGTGGGGAGTCGGCCGTAAACATAGTAAGAAATTGCAGGGGATGGGAATAAACTCTGTATTTGATTTGGCTTGTACAGATCCACGAGAAATGAAGAAAAATTTTACGATTGTTATGGCTCGAACTGTTGCTGAACTCCAGGGCATTTCCTGCATTGAAATTGAAGATACTCCATCATCCAAAAAACAAATTATTAAATCATGCTCTTTTGGTGCAAAAGTAACTGAACTCAATGATTTGAAAGAAGCCATAGGAATGCATGCTCAGGAGGCATGTAAAAGGCTAAGAGATGATGAATCATTATGTGGATATCTAATTGTGTTTGTGCAATCTAACGTTTTTGACGAAAGTGCCCCTTTTTATAACAAGTCAATAAGTGGCGGTTTTTCAGAACCAACTGATTGCGCGACGGATCTAGTTAAAGCAGCGACAAGAATGGTTGGCGAGATTTTTAAAGAGGGTGTTAAATATAAAAAGTGTGGAGTAATACTGACGGGTTTAGAGCCAAAATCTGGCCATACTTATGACTTACTTACTGACTTTGAAACGATTGAGAAAAAAGAAAAATTAATGAAAACCTTAGAAGGGGTACACCAAAAATACGGTAGGAAAAAATTAGGTATTGGACCTTGTTTTATACCAGGAAGAACTTGGTCAATGAGTCGGGATAAACTGAGTAAGAATCCGTTCAGAGTTGATGGGTTGTTGACTGTAAAATAATAAAGCCCCATTGAAGGGGCGTGGTGTTATGCGACAAGATATAAGAACATGGAGCTACTTAAAATAATGCCCATGATCATGCCAATTAAGATTGGGTATAGCCACATTTATTGTTCCCATTATGGACCTGTTGATTTAATTTAGTTTGACTTTTGTTTTGGAGATCTTCTTCCTTATAAAAAGCCTTCATTTCTCGGATGTATCGAGTAAATTGATAATCCAGCATCATCCAAAAAATAATGAGGGAAAAAACAAGAATAACGATGAAAAAGATTTGGAAATTTGTCATTTAAAAGTACCTTTTTGAAAGTTTTTCTTGTGTATTTTTACATTCCACACAAAGGGTTACAGAACCATAGCGCTGACGTTCAACGGGAATATCATTTCCACATTCTTCACATTCGGTAAGGGAAGGGCGGCTAAAGTCTTTAGGTTGAATTTGAACCTGTTTAAGTTGTAATTCTTGGGCAATATCGATCTTGTCTGTCATGCGTGCTCCATTTTCCAAGTTCGGTCTGGAGTAGGTAGATTAATTTCAGGATTAGGATGAGCTGGAGGGGAAAGCTGGATCTTTAATTCAAAAAATCCTTGAGCGGTAAAGCCACACTCTAAGTTTTGACACTGTCCCTGAAATGAACGGAGTAAAGGATTAAGTTCAGTACTTGAACGGATTGAAAAGGGTTCACCGCAGTGAGGGCATTTATAACGGGATCTTGGTCGAGCCATTTCGTTACCTATTAGTTTAATTATTTACGATTTTATAACAAAATCACCATAAATAGTGATTTATAATAATTTGTATCGAAAATTGATTATTGTTTTTAGTCCTTGCTTTCCCCCAAGCAAGGATTTTTTTATTTGCCCTTTTTAACTTTATCTATTCGGGCTTGTTCCCTCTTTAAAGCAATGGTCGCTGTCTTTTTAGTTTTATATATTTTGATGAGCTTTAAAGGATTACTTTGATCACCAGAAGTAAGTTTGAGATCTTTACCATTCTCACGATAAAAAACGATTACTCCGGTGTAGTCAGCATAGTTCCGACCAGTCCTTTTTTTATTTTGTTTTTTTAATTCTTTATCACCCTCTTTATCTGGCTCAAAAAGAGCTGAGACATCATCTGCATTTGGTAGTTGCGCCTCTAGTTCAACATTCGTTGTAAAACCACTATCTGTTAAATTGTGGGTTACATTTGTACCAAGCCATACAATGTCATCAATTTGTGGTTTTAAACCGGTGAATACAAACTCTTGTTCCGGGATAAGGTTGGGTTGGCCAAAGGCAAAGGTATATGACAATTTCTGAGAAGCACGTTTGCAACGGTTGAATTCAGCTTGTGCCGCTAATTCAGCCGTTTTTTTATCACGGTGAACGTATCTGATCTCTTTTAAATTGTCTTCATTGTCACCGATTACAACATATGACTTTTTAGATTTACCAGTATCGTAATAGTAGGCTTTAACACCGGTGATTCTGTCCGTGCCGGTACCAGTGGTGTAATTGTGGCCATCGCCATCAGATCGAAAAATTTGGGCTGTAGGAAGAGGTAATCCGGATACAGTTTGACTGGCACCTCGGGGCAGTAAAATTAAATGGCCATTTTTTACGGTAGCAATAGCGTCATGTTCGTCTGCAATCCGGGTAATTAGATTTGCATCACTTTCATTTTGTGCAATGTATGAAATTACCCGATTGGCCAGTGTGTCATGAACAATTGTTTTAAGCGCATATTCAGCACCAACGGTCTCAAAAATCACCTGGATTGTTTTATTACTAAAACTACGTTCACGCTTTTGTTTTAAGCCCTCAGACACATCATTACTGAAAGCAGAAATACTTAAAACATCTGGTGCACCTCGATGAGTGACGGATTCAACTTTATATTTCCCCTTGTCGACTAAGCCCGTATTCGACCAGCCAATCCAAACTTGGATAATTGCGCCTTCAGGTGGAATTTCTAATTGCCCATCAGAATCATCAAGCTCTATATCGACAGAATCTACAACAAGGCCACGATTGTCTTTAATATTGAGAGAAATTAAACGGTCGACAACGAGAGGGGATATGTCATTACCATCTACTTCTAGGCGATAAATTGGGAAAGGATATTCAGTTTCAGTCTGATATGAATCAGCTGCTTCATTTAGCATATTGGTGACTTGATTAAACATTTATATCAACCTATTTGCTACGCCACCAGCCATACCTAGAAGCGTTCCAATTAAAGTAGGTTTCCATTCCTTTACAATTTTTAGTGTCAGGGTAAATTCTGTTTTACGTGCTGCACCATCTTTAAAGAAATATGTTTTCGTCTCTTCCATATTTTCAATAATAACTAAGCCATAAATTTTGCCGGTACCTTCGATTAAGGTATAAGCCATGCCTGTATCTGCCATACGACGGACTTGATCCAGAACAACACGGTTATTTGTAATTTCGTGGTAGATTTCCCCCTTCAGGGTAATGGTGTCTTCTCCTTTTCCCGTGAACTGATAAGCCGGGGTAGAACCTACCCGGCTATTACTTGGATGTCTCCAGTTAGTTACACGTTGAAGTTCTTGATATGCAGCTGTTCGTAATGAAAATACGAACAGCCCTAAAGCCATCATCATTTTTTTTACTCCGTATCAGTTAAGAATCTACGACGAGCATCGCGTTCTTCTTGTTGGAGGCGTACCATTTCTGCTCTTAAAGCTCGTGCTGTTTCACGTACTGGTTGACCGTGCTCAGCCTTTATTGTGATTTGTATAGTGTCATTACTAATGTAGCTGCCACCGCGTTGCGCTCGGATCGGTGTTACTGGTGTAACCTTTGCTGTGGTACCAGTACCTATTACATTCTGTGTAGCTTGCTGTGTCGCTTTAACGGGTAAGTTATGATTCTGTGAAATACCTAATGCCATGCCCTGCATCGTATAATCACCAATGCCCATAAACACACGAGAAGGGGAATGGATTCCTAGAAGATTTCGGGCTTTTTCAATAACACCGGTTACGGCCCCGGAGAGAGCGGTTTTGACCTCACCGATTTTTGACATAATCCCGTTTTTTAAGCCAGTTAGGATCATTGCGCCAAAGCCAGTGAACTTTGCTGGTAGATCTACACCGAACCAGGACAAGACTTTTGCAAAGGCAGCATAGAAAAGCCCAATAGGGGACCAGTTAATTATTAAGGCAGATACTCCAGTGATACCACCATTGAAGGCAGTTTTAACCGTATTCCAAATGCCCACAAAGAACCCTTTGATAGGCTCCCAATTCTTATAGATGAGATAAGCAGCTCCAGCCACAGCTGCAATAATGCCAAGGATAATTAAACCTGCTGGAGAGAAAATAGCCCCTAGTGCACTAAACCCAATCCCTAATGTGGAAAAGGTCATTTTGAGCATAGCAAGTGGGCCAAGTAGCGCTAAAACTCCAAGTGATAAAGCGCTTATCACCCCAATGATAGCTATACCACCAACAGCAATTTTTACCAGAGTTGAGGCTAAGGCAGGGTTGCGTGATGCCCAATCTTGCACAACTGTCATCACAGCGGTGAATTTGCCCAGCATGGTATTAATTGGTGGTAAAAGTACATTACCAATATTGATTGCCAAGCCAGCTACTTGGTTCTTGGCCAACTGGATATTATTGGCTGTAGTTGCTGCACGTGCGGCATATTCGGCTTGCATTGAACCAGCATATTTAGATTTATCTCCTACCATTGATAGGTTCTTTTCTAATGCTTCCATGTTAGTAAGTAATGGTGCAATGGAGCCTAAAGACTCAGATCCAAATAGTTCTTTTAAGGTTGCAGCCTGTTTATATTTATCTAATTTTGAAATTGATTTTATTACTTTTAGTGTTGTGGCTTCAGCATCAGTTTGCATGTCTTTAGCAACTTGTCCAGCATCTAAGCCTAGATCTTTATAAGCAGCTCTTTGACCTTTAGTGGCAGACTCTCCAGCAACTAAAGCAAGCATCATATTCTTGATACCGGTTGCTGCAATTTCTTCAGCTACACCCATTCCCCGGATAGTGGCACCAAGTGCTGCAATAGACCCGGAGGCAAAACCACCAACTTCACCGAGAGGGCCAATACGTTGAACAATATCCATGATGCCTTTTGCTGCAGCTGGAGTGTTATTGCCTAGGTAGTTAATTTTGTCAGCAAGTGAGACGACTTCAGTTTGAGACATTTTAAAAGCTGTACGCATTTCGGCCATAGCTTGACCAGACTCTTGAGCAGAAATGTCAAAAGCAACGCCCATTTTTACTGCAGATTCTGCAAAACCAAGTAGTTCATTTTTTGCAATTCCGGATTGGCCACCAGCTGCAACAATAGCTGCAATATCCTTAGCAGCCATAGGGAGCTTGGTTGATAACCGGATAATGTCATCACCCATGATTTTGAATTGTTGAGGGGTTTCAAAATTGACTACCTTTTTCACATCAGCCATTGCTGATTCATAATCAATTGCCAGGTGAACTGGAATAGCCATTGCAGCTGCTCCAGCACCAGCAACCATTAAACCTTTCTTGGCCAGATCCGATGCTTTGGCCATACGTCCTTGCATTTGCTCATACTGCTTTTGGGCTTTCTGGTGACGTTCTAAAGATTCCTTTTGTTTGTTAATTTCCATTGTCGTGAGATGGATTTTATTCTTCAGCTCTGATTCATCAACAGCCAGGTTGTCAACACTAATACCAGCCTGATTAAGTTCACGGACTAAAGCCGTCATTTCAGTACCTTGATTTTTCTGAGCCGCTTTCAGACGTTTTTGTGCAGCTTCAGCACGTGCTAAATCCTTAACCATCTGCTCAGTAGGGGCACCAATATTCATGGCTGTTTTGAGCTGTTTAAGTGTTTCCTTATTCAGTTCAATGGCCTGTGTAGTTTTTTCAGATTGTTCTTTAAGCTGCCTGAAGCCTGAAATTTTGCGTTGCTGGGCTTCTAGTGCTTTCAGTTCAGATGAAGTCTTTTTAAAGGCATCTGATAAGGTTTTAGAGCCACCAACGATTGTTTTTATAGGGCCAGATAATTTATCAACTGCATTAAATAGGACTTCTAATTTTAAATCTGCCATTGGTGGACTCTAATTAGTTAGTTTGATTTCTTATGAGTGCTCTACGATGCCATTTGCTCAATTCAACAATATCCATGTCATCGTAGGTACTTGGTGGCCAGTGAAAGATGACGGCAATATTAGCTATTGCCTCATCTACATCATCGACGAGCTCTAAGCTGTCTGAGCCTTGATTTCCTTCTGTAAGGCTTTCGGGTACAAAAAAGTGACCAAATGCCCTCCTAAAGTGGCAAAATCTACAGGGTCCATTTGGTAGATCTGCTGAGGTGTTAGTGCTGGGGAAGTAACACGTGGAAGGACTTTACAAAGGGCATCTACGTCATGCTGGTAAATAGCCTGGAGACTAGTACCACTTAATGCCTTTACACCTGGTTTACGAATAGTGACCTGGTTAATCATTTGTTCACCCATGCGGATAGGTTCTTCTAAAGTCACCACTTCTTCATTTGGGTTTTTGATTTGTTCCTGGTTAATCGCTTGATCAATTTGATTCATGTGGAAATATCCTAAAAGTTAAATAAAAAACCTTCTGCAGTACTGGACTACAGAAGGGCAGGAAACTTATAAAATGCCTAAGATGTTGCGTTGTTTTTCAAGACGATCTACGCCACCGATCATTTCTTTCATGCCAAGAATGTCAATTTCGACTTCAACAACACCGTTTACTGTCAGCTTGTAGTAAACACAGTTCGTCACAACTTTATGTTCTGTGTCTTCACCAGGTGTTGATTCACCACCGTCAATTTCTTCGTGGCGACCTTTAACAACCACTTCAACGGCATCATATTCGCCATCATCATCTCGCTGGTATGCCCCAGCAAAACGGAGATAAACACCGTCAATTTTTTCCATACCAAATTGACGGAGTGTCAAAAGATCTAAACCACCATAAGTTGACTCAAGCACTAAGCCATCATCGGACATGCCTAAATCGACTTTTACAGTCCCGTTCATACCACCGCCACGGTAGTCTTCAGTTTTACGGGCTAACTTAGGTAAAGTCACAGTTTTAACTTTGCCCAAGTAGCTATTACCTTCATTAAAGAAGTTCAGATTTTTTAATTTTGGAGGTAAAGCCATGCGTTATGCTCCTTAAGCTTTTACAGATGCAGCAAAGTTAGCGAGATAACGATCCGTAATACGTTGACGGAATGTCAGATCTTCTAACGGTGGGACAGGGGTGTAATCGTAATCAGTGGCCAATTTACCCACCTTCAACGTATCTGGAGTATTTGCTTCAGGATCGAACCAGGCGTCACCACCAATGAGGTATTTATTACGCGTGAGTTCACGTAGCTTGGCCTTTTGACCTTCAAGAATGTCCGTGACCAACGAACCATGAAGAGGTAAATCATTTGCCCACATGTGTGCTTCAGCCATGGTGTCAGCCAAGACTTGAGCAGTACGTGTATAGTTTTCAAATAGGAATAATGGATCATCCGAACAAGTACGAGATCCCCAAAAACGAAAACCTTCATGCTGAATTAAAGTGGTGACTTCATTACTGTTGAGATAACCTGCATCAGTTGCTGGATCTTGCAGATCCCAAGTCACATCTGCATCGATACCAGTCACACCTGATACGGCAACGTTTGAAAGGGTTTTATGCCAGCCTATTTCATTATCAATCTTTGCACGTAGTCCCATAGCAACAGCTACAGCTGGTACGGTTTCTGTTTTAGCGGTTGTTGTATTAAATGCCACAAAGTTTGGCCAAATGATCATGAGTTCACGTGCAGCAAATGCTTCACGATAAGCCACAGCTTCTTCTTTGGTTTTACAGCCCCATGCATACGCATAAGCCATAGCGCGCAACTTTTTAGCAATAACAACTAATTCAGTAGCAACAGGCTGAGTATCAAGCCCTGGTGCACCTAAAATACGCGGTTGAACACCTAATTTAGATTTGGCAACAAGTAAAGCTTTAAGGCCGGTATATTTACCTTCAGCGGTAACTGTACCAACGACGTTTGCAGTTTGAGCTGCTTCATCAACTGCAGTAGGTACACGGACCACGACACAAAGGGCGTTGGTTTGGTTGGCCATATTTTGAAGTACTTTTGCTAAAGTTCCGTTTTTACCGGCTTTAGCTACTGCAGCTTGTATATTTGTAATTAGTACTGCTTGGTTTTCTGGGAAAACCAATGGGTCTGCATCATCTGCAGTCGCAACAAAGCCCGGAATTGCAGTTGCAATGGTTCGGATTGGCCGGATCCCATCATTGAGTTCAAGGACACGGATTCCGTGGTGGTATTGATCTATAGCCATAAAAAAGCCTGTTTATTGAGGTTTTAATTCAACAAACAGGCTTGCATGACTAAATCAAAAGTGTAAGTTTCTTGGTCTGTGAAAATGGTTTTGACAGAATTAAGAAGTTACTTTCTTGATAAGTAAGAATTCACTTTTTATACCCGACTCTATTTCAGTTGTTTCAGTTACATTATAAAGTTCATTAGTCAGTCTATTTACCAATTCATTTCTATCATCAATATTAAAACTAAATCTCAGCGATAATCGGGACTCTCCAGATTCTTCAATATCATTTTGAATTTTTTTTACCACTGTTTCATAAATTGAATCGACAAAATCACTCATTTTAAAATCCTGATACTAATGTGAAAAATGCTGAAAATCTGAAAGGATCTACCAAGTTTCCTGCTTGATCATGGAAAAAAATCTTACATCCAGCAGCTTCAGTATAATTAGTAAAACTTCCTTGATATGTTTCTATATACTGAATTGAATAGTTAACTGAAGATCCATTTCCTAGTTTACTTCCCATCACAATTCCACCTATAACAATATTGGGATTGGTCATAGGCACCACAGTAGTTGCTGTCCTTTGCAGAACATAAATTCCTGTTGACTCCTTTGATATGCTCCAACCAGCGTTCTTTTGCTGCTCTGTAAATGAAGAATCATAAGTTAGCATCATCGGTGCCATAAATTGACCATTCTGATTTACAGTATGATCAAAGGCTTGCCATTTTCTTACTCTTTTGGTCCAAGCATCTGCTCCAAAAAATGGTGCTGTGTTATCTGCATTTCCTCCAATGATTCTTTTAAATACCTGTGCCAACGTTGAAGTTTCATCTTGGTTGCCAAAGTACAATTCACCATTAGGGGCATTAATATATAACGGAGTCTTATAACCTGATCCTGCTGCTGTAGGTTGTGTTGTTATCAAAAGTCTTCTTGCAGGACCACTAATCCAATCCGCAAATCTAGTATACAAACCACTTATACTTAAAACTACTTTGTGACCAGTTGCACTATTAACTGCTACAGCAGAACCACTAAGAGAAATGCCTCCAGTATTATTGGAACCAGCTATATCTGAAGTGGCTGCTCTATTAAGCCAAGGATTACGGATATAGAGTGTTCCATAAGTATTTCCAAAGGATTGTTGGTGAAGCGTATTTACTAACCAATCCTGAGGACTATTATCTAAAGTTTGTTCAGCCCAAATTTGGTCAAAATTGCAATTCGACCAAACTTTAGCCGTAAAACCTTTTGCCATGTATTCAATAATTGTGTTTGTAATACTTGAACCATAAACCTCTTTATCAAATAGGATCGGATACTTACCCCACTGAAAACTACAATTATTGAAATAGGCAGTAGTGCTCTGGTCATTATTTGTATCAAGAAAGTGAAAACCTGCGTTGCCTGCTCCAATTGATGTGAAATTTTGGGCACGGAACGCGACAGTTGCACCAATTGTATAAATCTGATCATAGAAGTTTGTAATATTTACATTATGTACAGTTCCATTGTATGCACTTATCTCAATGCCATTAATATTTTTATTAATTGTGGCATCGCATTTTAATTGAAGATCACGTACTTCTGCCCCCACCTTAATGAATGCAGTATTATTTAAAAGAGCTGTTTGATTCTGATAGTCCCCGTCTTTAACTCGAATAGAATTCAATGCATAAGCATCATTAGTTTGCTTACTAAATCCGCCTCCGACTAATCCTTTTCCTTGACAGTTTACTTGTTTAAAAATCGCATATTGTGCTTGTCTTACTCCTAGAAAAATTGATGAACCAGTGTAAGGACTTAATGCATATGCATTGAAAGCCGATGAATCATCATCTTCATTATTCCCGACCGCTCCAAAATCATCTACAGTCAAATGTGCTAGTGATATTTTTACCCATCTACCTTTTGGCGAAGTACCAATAACAATATAGCCATCAGCAGTTTTTTCGCTCTCACTTTCATATACAAATATTCCCCCGCCAATACCTTTATTTGCTTTTACTGATTTAACATAAACAGCACGACCGTCCCAAGGCTCTAATGATGTAAGTTGCTCCAGTGACTCAAGAGAATGAACCTTGGTATTGTCAGCATAATTAATAGCTTCTACTTTTGCTTCTTCTACTGATTGGATGGTTGCCATTACAATACTGGCATCGATTTTCAATTCAAAATTAGCTGTATTATCAATTTGAAGAACAATACGAATGGTCTTAATCTGAGCTGTACCTTGGTCCCCAGAAGGTTTATAAGTTGGTGGATAGTTTGCATAAGCAACCATGACGTTACCAGCCCACAGACCAACTTCACGAATATTAAAACCACCTACAGCTGATGGAATAACTCCGTCGGCTTCTAACCAGTTTGCGTTTGCTTTTGATGGTGCTAAACGATTCAACGGTACACGGTAAACTTCATTTACCATCTCGGTAAAAGATGCATCTGGAGTCGGTAAATCTCCTCCACCATCACCAAATGACATATGAGTAATACCCAGTTTTGTACCATTTTGAATTGAATCTCGGAGTAGCTCTAAGCCTTTTTCTGTGAAAAGTGAATGATAAAGTGCTGCCATACTTTTATGCTCTATTTGGGATAAATACTTGTAATTTCATGCTCATAAAAAGCAAAAACGGGATACATTAGTGAATTGGGATCATCTACTTTTGGGTAAATTGTGACGTCATCTCCGCCATAACAACCACAACCTACATTTGTTTCACCTTGGACGTTGATAACATTGATTTCGATACCTTTTAGCTGACGTGTTAAAGGCTTGGCGTCATGAAGTAATTCAACTAATGTTTTAGATGTTTTTTCTGTAAGCCCTCGACCATTAGTTTCGATCGTTAGATAAAATGTTCCTGGTTCACTCATTGGGCTTTCTTGCCACCACTCTTGAACCGATAACGAATAACCAAAACTTTCTACAATTGATCGGAGAGCAAAGTTCGTCCCTTTATATGTGTGAACTTTGATTGAATTCTTAATCTGTGCTCTTTTTATTTCATCTGGCCAATCATCTTGCCAACGGTCTACAGAAAATTGCCAAGCTAAAATAGATAAGAAGTCACTAGGTGCATCATCAACCCGAATTAGGCTTGATAAGTTAGTATTCAGCTCTGTTGTTTTGGTTGTAGTTTCAACAATTTTCTTTTCAAAAGGCGTTGTGTTTGGAGGAAGTAAATTCATTATTCATTCCTCACGCTAAGTTTAATAGCAGTACATGAAGCTGCCTGAAAATTAGTAAGGTGGATTTCAGCTGTAGGACTAACTAATTCAACTCGTTCAACACCTGAAACCTTTAAAATTGAATAGAGATCAGAAAAAAATACACCTTTACCAATACGTTTTGGTTCTTTGGTATAGGCTAAAGAATTGGCGTGTGCAGCTGCTAAAACTGGATCTGTCTCAGGTACATTCTTGGTGACTAATACAGCTTCAATTTCATAGTTAATGATTTCAGCTGATTGGACTTGTACTCGATCACCGGTAGGACGTTTTTTCTCTCCAGATACATAATTTAGAACAATCGCATTTAGTTCTTCAGTTGAAGCATTATTTGATGTGTCACGCTGAAGAATTGTCAAAAGGGCGTGTGCTGGAGCTGGTGAACTACATTTAACATCTGAAACACGACTATCGGCTGAAAGCGTGTGAAACTCATAAGCTGATTCTGGTCCAGCAGTACTTAATGCATCTAATTTCTTTTGAATGCGGTAACGAAAATCTTCATCTTCTTCATAAACAGCTGGGGCCGGTGGTGTGATTGAATCATCAGCGGGTGTAATTACTAAACGTTTAACATCAAAATTTGCACCCCAAACATCAAGATCATTTCCCTTTGCAAATGCAAGTTGTGTAGCCAATGCTTTTTCATTAATTTGATTGCGAAGAATCATTTCCCGGTAAGCATTTTCTTGTAAAAGCTTAGTGACTGGTTCACTTTCACGGCTCAGTGTTTTACGAACAAGCTCTTGCTCATCCTCTGGATGAAGCGAAATGAAATATTCTTTACGTTCATTGAAGATGTCTTCATAGTTAAGCACATCAACAAAATTTGGTTTTGGTAAAGAATTAAAGTCAACACTCATAAGGTAGATCCAATTGAAAGGGGGATACTTAAAGAGGCCTGTTTATTGCTATCGACAAGACTGCAATCCATATCTAGAAAATATGAACCTTCTTCATTAGTCACTAACGAAACTGAATTGAGAATGATCCTGTCTTCCCAACGTAAAAGTGCAGTTGCAGTCGCTGCATATAGCTGCAGAGTGGCGATTTCATCAAAAGGGGAGTCGATCAATTGATAGATCAAAGAACCATATTCTCGACGCATGATTCTTGTACCAATGGGGGTAGTTAGAATGTCCTGGACAGATTGACGGATATGATCTAATTCAGTTTCAAGCTCTCGGCCATTTTCACGTGACATCATGGTATTGGCTCTCCAGTTGTCCCACCGCTATCACCAGGATGTTTATGATGTAGTTGTGAAATAGAGCCAGCTTTAACGTCACCTTCAGTACTGAAGTCGCCCTTTGAATGGCTACTTCCTTGTACTAGTTGACTACCTTGAACAGTATTATTTCCTGTTGTGACAGAACTCCCATTTATTAATAAGTTCCCATTGTGGGTTGTACCGCCTGATACAGCGTTTATTGTTAGGCCATCATTGGCGTTTACGGTGACGCCACCATTTGCATTTACAGTTACGCCACCATTTGCAGTTACTTCAATTGTTCCCGTAGGTGGAAGGATTGCCGACAAATGATGTGCAGCAACGTCATAAGCAATAACGCATCCATCCGCGAAAACGCGGATTTTCTTATTTAAATCATCAGAAGGAGATGGGTGTTGATTGTTATAAAGCCCATAGAAAACCACGCTGGTAGGACCAATTTCGCCACAAGGTGAAATCACCATAACTTCCTCATCTAAAGAGGGTGGATCCCAATTTGAGTCATCTCCGGAACGTGCATTAAAAAAGCGAATTTCAGGCGTGACAATATCGTCAAGATCAACAGTGACTAGGGGAATTGGTTTAGACGGATTTACGGTCTTGATTGTTCCGAACCGAATCAGATTTTCAAGACGTCGATTGATGTCAGCATTCATGCCAACACTTTGCGTTAGAGTTTTTTAGTTTTCAGCAATGGGAACTTGTGAAAATGGTTTTCACAAGTTGAGCTATTTAATATTGATATGCTTGATGAATGAGGACTCAACCAAATTAATCTCTTTATCAGTAAATCCTAGCAATTCACGTTTTGGATAAACTGTATCTGGAGCAGATCTAGTTGCCCGATCTCTTAATCCATATTGGTGTACCTTAGCAATTCGACTGACACGACCAATGAAACCTACGGCAATTGATTCACTATTGCTTAGTACTTTTAGATGAGTGTTAGATTTAATCCGGGAAAACATTTTTCTTTTTATTTTACCTTTCTGGTCACGTAAACGCGTACGTCTAGCTGTATATGTTGAACCGTCAGGATTTTGCTGTGCTGTAATATGCTGGCGTTGGCTTGTTCGAAGATCTCGTCCAATATTTTTAGCCAGTTTTGCCCTTTCACCTGGGGATAAACGGTCTAATAATGGTTGAAGATAAATGGCAAGATCTTGAATATTATTCATGGGTTTTTACCAGGGAAAGGCATATCCAAAGAACGTCCTTGAATATCGGCAGTACGCCATGTTGCCAGTGTAGATCCATCCTTATCAATTAATTCAAAATCGGTAGGTGGACCAAACTCAGTATATTGTGGTTCAGTCGGGTAAGAGATCTCGAATTTCCCTTCAACATTCTTTTTCACAATGACGCGTTCAGTTAAAGGGATTTTAAAGTGCAGATCATATTTGCTGTTATCAATGAGTTCAGCTTCAAAAGTAATGGCTTCTTTTACCTTATCTAGGTTGGCCATGAGCTCGGATTGGTTGTCCATAATCCATGTGAAAAGGACGACACCAAATACATCTACATCACCAGCATAATCAGTGATGATCATATCTAGCGTATAAGCCATTTCAAAGCTATATCCATTTGCAGCAGTACTCATTAATTTACCGTCATTTGCAAAGATGAGTAAGCGGTCCGGATCTTGGGGCAGATCCGGAATCGCATTCAGCAAATATTCACGTAAAGCATGGGGCTTTTTCATGCTGCAGTTTTCCCCCCATAAATAGGTTCAAGATGGTCCCATTCTTTTTGGAATTTAGCTTGATAGCCAAGTTTTTTATAGTTTTTGCCGTTGTAGAGTGTAAAGACTGTATGCCAGTCTTGTTTTTGTAATGCTTCTAATAAGCCAGGCTTCCATTCAATAAACCGAATAAATGCTTCGAGCTGGTTACCTTCACTAAGTTGCTGCTGATCAACAAATTCTTGAGCAGATGAATAACCAAGATCTTTCCAGTTTTCGCCCATAATTTGAAATTGTCCCCAGCTAGTAGACATTAGGGCAGATTCTTTATGAATATTTATAGCCATACTTAAACGGGTATATTCGGCTGCATCACCTTTGTAACCTCCAGTTAATGTATTCACAATATTTGGAGTAATTTTTACCTGCCCATTAGCAAATGTTTTACCTAATGCCTGGCATAAGTAAAAATACATTCGATGACGTTCAAATAATATTTTAGCCTTTCCATTTTGGAGAAAACCTACACCACGACCTTCAACAGCTCCAAAAACTCGAATAACCAATTCAGGAACTTTTAATCGTATAGCAGCTTTTTTATAGTCTTCATCTTTTAAAAATTTACTTACTGGATCACCAGATAAAGCTTGGCGAGTTTTATCACCGACTTTACCGTCAGCAACTAAACCAAATTTACGCTGGAGTTGAATCACTGCAAATTCAGTACTCTCACCAAAATGACCATCAACCGAAAGTGGTTTACCTTTAACACCCTTGTAACCCATCTTAGCCAATTGCTTTTGAAGAGTTGCTACGGCATCACCTTTTGAACCAATTTTAAAATCATGTCGTACTCCAAATGAGTTTGGACACATTACCTTTTGTTCGCCAGATGAGTACTGCAAGTAGGATTGCAAAGATTGCATCCCAGAGCGTAACTGGATCCTTAAAAAATAAGATATGTACCGATTGGCCTAAAAATGCTGCAATAAGAGTTGCTGCAAAGAAGGAATAGCCACGATGGAAATTTCCACCATGACTAAATGTTGCAATACGAAAACCGCAAATGAGATAAGCTAAAACAGCAACGGTTTGAAATAACAATTCGATCATGACTTGCCACCTCGAAAGATATTAAGAATGTCGGAAAGCTTCGCAGTTTTAACCCAATCAACAACCTTGATTAATATGAATAAACAAAGTGTTGAAGTGATAAGGGCCGCCACTGCATCAGCTTTTAATAATGTATGTTCTGTAATTAGTGGTGCACTGATATAACCAATACCAGTGGCCAATAACATATTGCGAATACGTTGGTAAGCATTTAAATCTTTTTCAAAAGTTGCAATAAATGCTGCCCCAAGTACTGCACCTAGCAACGCATTACCATTAATAAATGGAAGCAATGACACTGCACTTAAAGTGGCAATGGTTGCTGTAGAAGTTGTTGGTTCTGGCATAAATTCTCTCAATCCCAAAGCTGAATGCTTTGAACTTTATTTTGTGGAGTTGGGATGTCTGGTAATTGAACTTTTGTACCCATTGGAATGAATGGACCAAATTCAGAAAGATGCGGATTGGCTTCTAATACTCGTTCAACTACACCAGTGCTACGGCCATATTCACGCCAGCAAATGGCATCAACTGTATCGTTTTGGATTGCATAGATTTCTTTCATCTAAACCAACTCCACATTCAAGCGACGGACTTTTTTTAAATCACGGATGGCAAAACGCAAATCACGTTTATAGTCATCTATCGTCGGTGTCAGTTCTTCAGCTTTTTGGCTGCCGTTGTTTGTAGTGTCATAAGACCGATAACGTTCACAAAGTTCCGCGCCAGCTGCAGCAGAAATTGCCCGGAAATACAAAACAGCAGCAATAGATTTTCCATTGACCTGTTTAGTTGTAATTTCCTCTAAAGTTGGAGCTTTACTGAGTAAACTTTCCAGTTGTTCATTGACATGAATTACAGCTGCTTCTATAGCTGAAATAAGACGTTGATTTGTGACACTTGAATCTAAACGTAAAACTTCACGGATATGGTTGCTTGATACCGATGGAAAGAACGGATCACTATTGATTACAACGTCTTGATTTGAAAAAGTACCGTTTGCAATTAATCCAGACATTTTTATTCTCAGTTAGTGAGGGGTGAAGAGCTGAACCAAAAACAGAACATAAGAATGTTTGTATTTGCTCAGCTCTGCCCCTCGGTGGGTGCTTGGCACTCGTTACGTCGGATCAGAATTTGAACTCTCTTGATCTTCGACGTGCTGTTCTGTTAAAAGCTTTTCAGCTTTTTGGAGTTCTTGTTTACAGCCACAGTTTTCATGAAGTTTCAAAGCAGTTTCAAAATAAGAAACTGCTGCACGATAAGACTCTTTATTAAAACTTGAACGACCAAGACCAACATAAAGCTTTGCACGGACTTCATCCGGCATGTCATATTCAGCAGTCAGTTCAAAAGCCTTTTCTAAAGTCTCTAAACTGAAGTCTTCACCGGCTTTATGTGCTACACGTGCAGCATTGCCAATTTCTTCAACAATGACAGTTGCAGTTGAACGACTGAATGAATCAGGCATTTTCAGAGCATTCTGCAAAGCATACTCGGCAAGACTTAAACCTTGATCAAACAAGCCACAATCAAAGCACCACAACATAATGGTTGTAATCACTTCATCTTGTTCAACTTTGGCTCCAGATTTAATTACACCATCCACATATGGCATGTGCTTTGGAATTAATTCTTTTTTTGCTTCAGCGCGTTTTTCTTGTGACTGAATTGAACGTAAGACATGAATGTCATTTTTAAGTTCTGTCAGTTGTAATTGGTAGACGCTTGCGTCTGGACGTACACCACCAAATTCATCAGCTTTGGCAGCTTCTTTTGCTGCCAACGTCTTAAGGCGATGTCGTCGAGCTGGACTCAACATAAAACACCTCTTATCCGATTGTGATGCCTTCAACCAATGCCACTTTTTCGTACGCCTCAATGACATACGCTTCATTTGAAGATTGATAATCTTCAATGCGGTTTTTACTTGGTTTTTCTTGGATGTAGCGACGTTTTGCGTCTTTCTGATAATAGATTGACAGGTTGTCAAAAGATGTAATCAAAAGCGCGTTGTCTGGGAAATGTGGTACACGTGCTGCAGGTAAGCCACCAATTTGTTTTTGGCTTAATAAAACCTGACCAGCCAATACATTCGTATTGTCTGAAGCATCATTCACAATCGGGAAGTTTTTGTCTGCTAAGAGAGAACGACCACAGATTACGACTAGATCCGTATCGTCTTGGTGAACCTCGTCAATGAGTTCATTGACTGCATCGACCACTAAAGCATCTAGGTTTTTATAAGTACCAGTTGCACCAACTGTCACTGTTGACATCACACGTTCAGGGGCATTGGTACGGATTTTTTGTAACCAACCAATGTTCACGTCCTGTAATTTTGGATTTGTAGTACGGTCAGTGGTTTCCGCTGCAGAAATACCGTTGAAACCAATCATGATACGATCTAGACCAATTGCTTTAGCAACTGCATTTGTCCAACGTTGATGAAAGTCAGCAAATGGTGCCCACGCATCAAGTTTTGCATAAGGAATTGCTACATCAAAATTGGTTTGTTTGCATTCATATTTGTCTGCACCTAAACCAGTTGGATCTGTGGGTGTACGTTCACCATTGCCTGAAGTATCGGTACGTCCTGCAATCGTTGAATTTACAGATAGACCAATCGCTTCACCAGTTTGGGCATCGACAGGGATGATATTAATTTTTTGAAGAAATTCACTTGATGCCTGGATTTTTTCTTCCATTTTTTGTGCCGGTGCAGGTGCGACTGTGAATTGCACCTGCGCTGATTCAACACCGTTGATTTCAGCAACTTTGGCTAAACTGTGATTGAATTTTTTACGTGTATCATTACGCATTTTTTTCTCGCTTTAAGCAATATTTATGGATTGCAGACAGTATTGAAACTATCAGCACTCTATTTGTTCAGAGAAGTTGCCAGTGTTTTCAGGTGCAGGTGGGGTACCTGGGTTTTCTTCACCTTCTAATTTGGTTTTAAGATCATTGAAGTCTTTTTCGAATTTAGAATATTTTGTTTTCAGCTGTGAAAACTCGGTTTCGACTTTTTGTACCTTGGTCTGATTTTCACCAAACGTTTTTGCAATCGCTTCAAGTGAGTCAGACACTTCTTTGAATTGGTCTTTATTTTTATTTTCTTGTTGTTCTTGTTGTGGCTTCAACCAATCCAAAACTTTAGAAAATAGTCCTTTTGTTGGTTCAGAATCTGAGCTGTCATCAAATTGGAGTTCAGCTTCTTCAGCAGCAGTGAATAAATTTTCCGCATCTTGTTTACGACTGGAAAATATATTTGCATCTGGTGTTTTTGCAGCGAACTCCATAATCTGTGTGCCAAGCGATGCAGGGTTGTCAGTAAATGCAAGACCGACCAGGTAAGCTTCACCAGTGTCAGCAAAGTTTGGATTCACTTCGATAGAGCAGAATAGTTTTTTACCTTTTTATGCAATTCGATCAGTTCTTCATAAGCCGTGACTTGGACAAATAGCGCTAATTTTTTTTGTCCGTTTATAGTAACTTCTTCAGCTTTGAGAGCTTCTACTTTTGCATAGTTACAAAATTCGCTGCTCGGGCTTAAACCTTTAATATGTTCTAGGTTTCCCAAAGCTGTATATGTGTTTTGGCTATAGTTTTTAGCCATCTGTTGAATCCATGTCGCTTCAATCACTCGACCATCAGTTGTGGACCCAGCAACAGCAACACGGAAAAATTTGGACTTCTTCATTTCTGAATCCTGTGTATATTGTCGATAGATAAAATCTATTTAAAGTAGTTAGCAGAATCGGAATTACAGGAAAAAGAATCAATAAAACCCACTTGTGAAAACAGTTTTCACAATTTCAGCGAAATGAATAAATGCTTATGTATTGGCTTAATGAGCCAATGGATAAAGCACTCAATACCCCGACAAACTTGACCTTTGATAACCGTCTCACAGCCAAATTTCTATATTGGATGGGATGGCGAATCAGCTCGATTGCAGAATTCTTAAAAGAGAATGATAAAAATGTTCATGCTTGGAAGTCCCGAGATGAATGGGATAAGGATGCACCTGCAGGTCGAGTTGCCCAGGCACTGGAAGCACAGCTGGTCAAGCTAATTATTCTTGAGAAAAAAACACCAGGTGATTTCAAAGAAATTGATTTGCTCATGCGACAGCTTGAGCGTATGGCACGTATCGATAAATTTTCTAATAGGGGGGGGAATGAGACCGATCTTAATCCAAAACTAAAAAATAGAACTGCTGGGCCACGTAAGCCAGTTGCTAAAAATCAGCTTACAGAAGAACAAATTGAAAAACTATGTGAAGACTTTGACGACGGTTTATTTGAATATCAAAAAGTATGGTACCGAGCACGTGAACAGCGTAACCGTGCTTTATTAAAATCACGTCAGATTGGTGCAACATTCTATTTTGCACGTGAAGCTTTGATTAAAGCTGTTACTACTGGTCGAAATCAAATTTTCCTGTCTGCTTCTAAAGCCCAGGCACACGGTTTTAAAACTTACATCAAAAACTTTGTCATGCAGTCTATTGAGATTGATCTTCAAGGTGATCCGATTTCAATCACGCTGCCATGTGGTAATACAGTTCAACTGATCTTCTTGGGGACAAATGCAAAAACAGCTCAGTCCTATCATGGTGATTTGTATTTTGATGAATTTTTTTGGGTACATGGCTTTGCTACACTGAAAAAAGTCGCATCAGCAATGGCTGCCCAAAAACAATACAAAAAGACTTATTTCAGCACACCTTCAAGTAGAACCCATGAAGCATATGCATTCTGGACAGGTGATGCCTTCAATAAGGGGCGTACTAAAGAAAAACGTGTAGAAATTGATACTAGCCACGGCATTTTAAAGGATGGTGCTTTATGTGGTGACAAGATGTGGAGACACATCGTCAATATTTATGATGCTGAGCGACAAGGCTGTGATCTATTCGATATTGAAGAATTAATTGCTGAAAACAGCCCAGAAGAATTCGCAAATTTATATATGTGTGAATTTGTTGATGATGGCCACAGTGTTTTTCCTCTGTCCATAATTCAGCCATGTATGGTCGATTCTTGGGAAGTTTGGTCCAAAGACTTTAAGCCTTTGGCATTACGGCCTTTTGGTAATAAACCAGTATGGATTGGTTATGATCCAGCAGAAAGTGGCGATAGTGCAGGGCTTGTGGTCATTGCACCACCTGAACCAGATTATCCAAAATTCCGACTATTAGAACACCATCAATTCAAAGGCATGGACTTTGCCAGCCAAGCACAATACATAAAAAAATTAACGACGAAATATAACGTCAAATATATCGGTTTAGATAAGTCGGGTATGGGTACTGGTGTTGCTCAACTCGTTCTTGAATTCTTCCCAAATTTAACGACCTTCAACTATAGCGTCGATGTCAAAACACAATTGGTCATAAAAGCAATGGATGTGATCAACAAAGGACGTTTTGAATTTGATGCCGGATCCACTGACGTGGCCATGTCAATTATGGCCATTCGTAAAACACTGACGGCTTCACAAAGACAAATGACATTTGAAGCATCACGTGCAGAAAACATCGGTCATGCAGATTTGGCTTTTGCCATTTTCCATGCGTTCGCAAATGAACCTTTAACCCTTGATGACCAAACAAAATCTAAAAAATCCTCTATGGAGATTTACTAATGTCCGACAGCAAAGTGCAGGCATTTACATTCGGTGATGCTGAACCGGTAATGAACAGCCGAGATCTATCACAATTCTATGAAACTTGGTTATGTGGAAATTATTACGAACCACATATCAGTATGAATGCTTTGGCAAAATCATTTAAGGCAATGCCGTATTTGTCGACTGCAGTGTTTTATAAAAAGAATCAACTGGTATCTTCATTCATACCAAATAAGCTAATTAAGTCAGCAGAATTTGAAAGAATTTCTTTCGATTATTTGGTTTTTGGTAATGGTTATTTACAACGGATTGATAACCGTTTGAATGAGCCACATCATTATGATGGGTTGATGGCCAAGTACACCAGACGCATGAAAAACGCTAATGAATTTTTGCAGCTGCTTAATGGTTTTGAAGAACACATTTTTAAACCTGGTACCGTTTGCCACATTAAAGGTATTGATGTCGATCAAGAAATTTATGGTACGCCAGAATATATCGCTGCACTTCAGTCAGTTTGGCTAAATGAGTCAGCAACTTTATTCCGTCGCAAATATTATAACAATGGATCTCATGCTGGCTTCATCCTATACATGACCGATTCAGGGATAGATGATGATGACGTGGAGGGCCTGAAACAAGCCATGAAAGACTCACGAGGCCCTGGTAATTTCCGTAATTTATTTCTACATGCGCCTGGTGGGAAAAAGGATGGCTTACAACTTATTCCTATTAGTGAATTGGCTGCCAAAGATGAGTTTTTAAATATTAAGAATGTCACTCGTGATGACGTTCTTGCATCCCAACGTACGCCCCCACAGTTGCTGGGCATAATTCCATCCAATGCTGGTGGCTTTGGATCTATCAGTGAAGCACGGGAAGCTTATTGGTATTCCGAGATTGTTCCCCTTCAGAATTTATTTGCGAACACAGTGAATGAATGGGCAGGTGATCAGATCATCCGTTTCAAAGAATTTGGTCAGCTGCAATTCAAACAAGAAAAACAACAATAGATTAAGCAGATTTGATCACAAACTTAAAGCCCTCCTTCGTGAGGGTTTTTTTGAGGCCAAAACTTTCTGGAATCTCAAAGCTAGTTCTCGGCGGGCGGTTGTCCCCCCACCACACCTGGGCAGTAAATATGTCGAATACTCTACAAAAATTCAGACTAGTTAATATCAGGTCTGTGCTTTCATAGACATGGCTTAGGGTAGAGAAAAAACAAACAAAATTGATTCTGCATTTTTCTACAGTGGTTCCCTAAATTTCTACACTTAAGGTTTAACAGTTCAAATTCAATTAAAATACCGGCATTAAGGGGAAATTAACTCAAAATTATTCAAGACCCATTGGTATGTATTCCAATCAATTTTTGCGCCATTATTAATTGCTTCAGATTTTAGATCATTTAAATTCTGAACTGATTTTAAATGGACTGTCGGACGAAATGAGTGGTAACCCCAATAACAACCTAAATAACCATGAGCATTAGAAAGAATCAATTTTTGATTTCTATCAAATGAACCGATAATTATCCCATCATTATAATCAAATTTAGGGTTTGACCATGCCTCGTAAAGCTCTGAAGCATGAAATGTAAATCCACAATCCAAGGCCACTGTATAAGAAACATCTCGGCCTTCTTTCTTTAGTGCCATAAGGATTCTTTCAGCATTGGCATATCCACCAACTTTTGATATTAAGAAAAGTTTGTTCATAAAAAACAATCTAATGAATTTAAAAAAGATTAAAACATGAAAAAAGTTATTTAAAAAATTTCAAAAAAGGTAAAACAAGGGAAAATTGCTTTTGTTTTAAATTATAACTGTTTGATTTTAAATGTTAAATTTTGATTACCTTTATGAGGTAATATCAAGTAATCAAAATATTTATTTTTTTAATAAATTGTTTTAAATCAATAATATAAAGGGTAAGTGATGATTACCTTTTTTTAAGGTAATTAATTACTCTTTTATTACCACAAAATTACCTTTTATTAATTTAATATTTGTATATAAAAAACATAAAGTTAAATAAACATTTTGTATTTAAGTTACCTTTATTACTCTTTTCCGACACCCATTAAAAATTTTTAATTTATCAATTTTCCCTCTGATATTAATTGTAGATATATCTTGGATAAAAATCACTATAAAACGTACTTATTCCACCTTTTTTCCACCTGTTTTTATTCATTCTGTTGATTTAACAGTTAACTTTGGTTCCGACCCTCGGGACCAAGATTCAGAATCTTATGATTCTACGAAAACCCCTAAACTGACGGTTTAGGGGTTTTTTGTTGGATATAAAAAGTTCCTAGACTTTAAGAAATTATGAGCTACTTGCTTTGGTTCCGAGGGTCGGGATCAAATCGCTTATAAATTTAGAGCTATTAAAGGTTTTTTAATTTTTCAATTCAAGCAGACTTTATTTAAATATGAAATGCATTTGATAAAAGCAAAATTTGAGTCGAAGTTAAGGTTTCATATTTTATAAGATGATTTAAGCTAATTTTTATCTCTTTTCTAGCTAATTTTGACTTCCTATTTCTTATTACTTACAACTCTTTCTTTCAAAAAAATTGTTGTATTTTTCTAAAGCATACCCACTTTATGTATCTGAAAACCTTTAATTGAAACTTCACATTTCTATTTCGAAAAGAAAGTTGCTCTTTTAATGTACTGTGTTAAAGTTTGTAGTAGATCATAATGATTATAAGTACATTCTTCAAAAGAGCGGTTCCGACCAACAATGACAAAATCTGTGAGGCGGGCATGACACAGCGATTAGAACTACATCAGGTAGAGCAGTTAACAGCTTGTAAAATATCACTATTACTTGGATTAAATGCCGAGCAGAATTATATTGAGCAATTTTTCCGGTTTAGTCTTCGCCTGTTGAAGTGTCAAAAAGCTTTGCTTACTTTTAATCAGGAACCTTATTTTTGGCATCATTGCCCGGATGGCATGACTGCAATTTCCTTTAAACCTTCAAGACACCTAAAACAATGTTTTGCTAAACAACAGGTGATTCATCACAATCATCCTTCTTATCAAAATTTAATCAACTATTTAAAAGAGCTAAATATTGAATGTGGGCGTGCCTTAGCTGTCCATTTAGTGCAGCCTGATCAGACCTCTATGGGATTTGCAGTTTTCTTCGATGACGATGAAACTTGTTTTGAAGATGATCAAATTCAGTTGCTTCTCGATTACTGTTCTAGCTTTATGCAACAAGTCGAGTTGAAATTTAATTATGAAGAATTAAATGAACTCTATGAGCAGCAAGTCGCGCTGAACTCGAGTAAAACAAAGTTCTTTTCTATTATTTCGCATGACTTGCGGGCGCCGTTTCATGGCTTGTTAGGTTTCTCCGAAGTGTTAGCTAAAGAACGTGAAACACTGGATGAGTCGAGTATTCAAAATATTGCTGATTATTTATACGACACTTCTCAATCGACCTATAACTTACTTGAAAGTTTGCTGACATGGGCAATGGCCGAAGGTGGTCGCTTTGTTTATCACCCAATTAATTTTAAGCTTAGACAAGTGAGCAATATTGTTTGTGATGTGCTGCATACTTTGGCTTTAAAGAAAAATATTGAATTGGTAAATGCGGTTTCCGAAGATTTAAAAATCTATGCCGATATCAATATGATGACTTCCGTGATCCAAAACTTGGTGTCAAATGCATTGAAATTTACCGATGTTGACGGTTCTGGAAAAGTATTCATTGAAGCGAAGCAGGTGGGTACAAATGTCGAAATCACTGTACGTGATACAGGGCTTGGCATGACTGAACAGCAAATGGCAAATTTATTCCATCCGCGTATTACGGCAAGCTTTAAAGGCACCGCTGGGGAAAAAGGTGCGGGTTTAGGTTTGAGCTTATGTAAGCGTTTTGTCGAGATTAATCAGGGGAAAATTAGTGTAACCTCCCAAAAAGGAGTGGGAACGACATTTAAAGTTTTATTACCTTCTGCTCAAGAAGTTCCTGAACATCATGTAGAACAACAAAATACATCTGAAGCAAAATTGGTTTAATCCCTTTTCCTACTACTACTTGAACTGCTATAACTAAAAAGAGAGTCTGAGGAAAAGAGCTTTTTTATATGAATGCGGAGCAGTTACAAAAAACATTGCGTGCCAGCCAATATGCTGAACAAGTTTTAGGATTACATCAGGCTGTTTTAGAACAAGATTATCAAATAGATCAATTTGCTGCACCGCTCTCAACAGAACAAATTTACCAACTTGTAGACATCACGCTTGATGGAATTGGCGATGAAATAACTTGGATGCGTGCGCTTCGTATACTGCGCAGTCGTTTAATGTTTCGCTGGATCTGGCAAGATGCCAATCAACTGACGGATGTCGTTACACTTACTCGTGAACTTTCAGACTTTGCCGATGCAAGTATTTGTGCCGCAAAGGCTTTTGCTCGTGTTGCATTGGTTGCTAAACACGGCGAACCATTAAGTTATTCAGGCAAAGTTCAAGATTTGATTGTGGTTGCCATGGGTAAGCTTGGGGCACAGGAATTAAATCTATCAAGTGATATCGACCTGATTTTTGCCTTTGATGAGCAAGGCGAAACCAACGGTCGTAAATGTATTGATGTACAGCAGTTTTGTATTTTGTGGGGACAAAAACTTATTTATTTACTTGAACATATCACCGCAGATGGTTTTGTGTTTCGAGTAGACATGCGCTTACGGCCTTGGGGAGATGGCTCTGCATTAGCGATTAGTCATGCAGCTTTAGAAAAATATTTAAGTCAGCATGGCCGTGAATGGGAACGTTACGCATGGATTAAGGCACGCGTTGTCACTGGGGGTAAAGAAGGGCAAGACTTATTAGAAATGACACGTCCTTTTGTATTCCGCCGTTATGTCGATTACACCGCTTTTGCTGCCATGCGCGATATGAAAGCGATGATTGAGCGCGAAGTATTACGCCGGCATATTGAAGATGACATTAAACTCGGGGCAGGCGGTATACGCGAAATTGAGTTTATTGTTCAGGTGTTCCAGCTTATTTACGGCGGTTCTAAACGTGAGCTGCAAGACCGTCAATGTTTAGTTAGTCTTGAACATATTGGTGAGGCAGGCTTGTTAGAAAAACAGGCCGTACAAGAGCTTGAAGATGCTTACCTATTCTTACGCCGTGTTGAACATGCAATTCAAGCCTTGAATGATCAACAAACGCAACTATTACCAGAAGAAGCAGATTTACGACAACGCATTATAGATACTTTGGGTTTTACGAGTTGGAATGAATTTATTGATGTTCTTAACGAGAAACGCCAAAAAGTAAAAGTTCAGTTTAAGCAGCTCATTGAAGACACAAGTTCCAATGCAGCTACCGAGAACTTTGGACAGTTAGAGCAGCAGCTAGATGAAGTGTTAGATGATAATGCAAAAAATCTGATTCATGAGTTCTGGCATGGTCATGCACTTAAAAAACTTCCTTCCAATGCCGTGCAGCGTTTAAAAACATTTTGGCCCCATTTAATTGAAGCCATTTTACAGTCTGAACAACCACAAACTGCATTATTACGTTTAATGCCACTGATTGAATCAGTCATGCGTCGAACCGTCTATTTGGTAATGCTGATTGAAAGTAAAGGGGCATTACAACGCTTAGTAAAAATGGCGACAGTGAGCCCGTGGATTTGTGAAGAGTTAACCCAATATCCTGTATTGCTGGATGAGTTCTTGTCGATGGACTTTGAGTTACCAAAGCGTAAGGACTTGGAAGACTCATTACGTCAGCAATTACTTCGTATCGAAATTGATCAGGTCGAAGATCAAATGCGGGTACTTCGCCTATTTAAAAAGAGTAATGTGTTAACGGTCGCTGCAAGTGATGTGTTAGCTGAAAGTCCTCTTATGAAGGTCTCTGATGCTTTGACAGATATTGCAGAAGTCAGTGTTAATGCAACTCTTAATTTAGCTTATCAGACTGTAGCAAAACGTCATGGTTACCCAAAAGATGTCGAGGGAAAACGTTGTTCACTCGATTATAAAGCCTTTGCCGTTATTGGTTATGGCAAGGTGGGTGGCATTGAACTGGGCTATGGTTCGGACTTAGATCTTGTCTTTATTCACTATCTAGATGAACAAGCCGACACGGATGGTACTAAGTCAATAACAGGTTTTGAGTTTGCCATGCGTGTCGCTCAAAAGTTTATGTCTTTAATCACCACTCAAACGCTTGATGGCCGCGTTTATGAAATTGATACACGTTTAAGACCTTCAGGTGAGGCTGGTTTATTGGTGACAAGCCTGAAAGCCTATGAGCATTATCAGTTGAAAAGTGCATGGCTTTGGGAGCATCAGGCATTAGTTCGTGCACGTTCTATTGCAGGTGATGAAGCGCTTTGCCAAAAATTTGAAATATTTCGCCGCGAGATATTGACTCAATCTAGAGATGAGGCTTATGTTCGTGAAGAAGTGCTGAAAATGCGTCAGAAAATGAAAGACCACTTAGGTTCATCTTCTGAACAAAAAAACATGGTATTTTTCATTTAAAACAGGACGCAGGTGGTATCGTAGATATCGAATTTATGGCACAGTATGCTGTACTTGCATGGAGCGGGACGAAACCCGATCTCGCCCATTATTCTGATAATGTAAGAATATTAGAAGATGCTGCTAAAGCAGACTGCTTATCCAGTGAAGATGCCACAGCATTAATTCGAGCCTATCTTAGTGAACGTGCCGAAAGCCACCGCTTAGCCCTTGCGAATCAATCCATGCAAGTAAGCGCAGCGGACTGGCGTAGTACCCGTGCGGTCGTTTGCAATTTATGGCAAAGATTAATAGACCCAACCGCCTCGGTTGAGTTGGATAGTGAATGATTTTATAACAATTTGGAGTGTTCCATGAATTTGGCTGATCGTGATGGTTTTATTTGGCAAGATGGACAATTA